TTTCGCCAATGGTTTAAGAAGTTCCATCATTATTTCCTAGGCTAAAAATTTTAGTCGGTAGAGAGTCGTCAAATACAACTCAATGATATTATCCACCAATTGTTGCATTGTGGAGTCGTCTTTATCACAGATTTTATACCGATTAGACTCAATATCTTCTAGTTGGCCTTCTAAAAATTCAACTACATTTGTAGTCTTTTTAGCAGAACTCAAAGAAATTGGACCCATCAAGCCACTTCGCCCCTGATACGCTTCAGCAAATGCGTCTGCAAGTTCGATAATGTTCTCATAGAACTTTTGCAGTGCTTTGTGCTTAGAATAGCTGCGAGTATTCAAATGTACGGAGTGCGTAACATCCCGCGCTAAAAACAGCATACCTACAAAATCACAGGCTTTCATCTTTGTGGCTCCATCATTTCAGGGGGCGGCATTTGTTGCATTTGATCAGGCGGAGGCATCATCTGTTCTTGTGGCGGTGCCATCTCAGGCATCTCAAAGGCTTGACGCTCTGGCGCGCCACCAATTAGATCGCCCGTATCCAAGGCAGCCGCAATAGTGCCGTTGACAATATCTTGAATCTGCTCGAATGTCATGCCGGCTTGGACTGCCGAGATACGCTTGGTTTCAGCATCAAATGCCTTGATCTGAGCCTCATAATCCGCACGTTGCTGCTCTTGAACCTCGACAGACTTGCCGATATTCTGGAGCATATTCATCATCTGCTCCATCTCTTGATTCATGGCATCCATCTGCATCTTAGCGGCCTGCATTTCAGGCGAATCATCGCCACCTTCCATGATCTTAGGATCAATGGTCTTGGCAAAGCGCTTGGACATCTCCTGCGCACCAGGCCAATCCATGTTCTTAATAAACAAGTCGCCCGCAACCGCCCACAACTGTGGGTTGCCTTGCAGGAGTTGAGCCATCGCCTCTAGCGCTTCTTGACGCTTAGTCATGTAGCTTGGGCCGGTGGTCACACAGACATCGTACTTACCAACACCGAGGTTATAAATCTTCTCAAGCACAATGCCCTGCTGATCCATAATCTTATTGACCGGCATGGGCTGATTAGGGTTTACCTTAATAATGCCTGTTTCGCCGTCTTCACCAACAATGCGCGCGATGCGCTCAGTGTCGTAAATTTTAGGGATCAAGTCCACGATCTGACGGGTAATGTAGCGCACCGCACGCGCAAGGTTATCAACGTAGTGATATGTCCCCACATCCGATTGACGCTCGCGGGCCAATATAGCTTTACCAGAACGCTCGTTAGAGGTCTGACCAAGGCTAGAGTCATATTGTCCTGTGGTGCCCTTAATATCGTCGCTTGCGCCCATTTTGGCTTGAATTAAGCCAGTTTGGGGCAGTGGTGGGGGCGCACGTTGTGGCAAGGGCAATACCGCACCCGCACCGTCGGTCACATCAGGGTTGACTTCCAGATACGGCCAGTTGGTCGTGTTGGCTGTTTTCCACTGCTGCTCGTAGCCTTCAAACTGACCACCGTAGCCGATAAATGGGGCTTTTGGCGCCAAGGCAAGCATCTCAGCTTCTTGGCTTGTCCAGTAGTTATACATCCGCTGCGCATCTTTAGCGTTACGCACAATGCCGGAGACATAAATGCGACCGTCAACCTCAAATTCGTTGCCGACCACACGCACCACAGGAATGTTTGAGCCCGCCCAATCTTGCGACTCAAGTATCTCAAAACCGTTGATTTTGCACCATTTGACTTTCTTAATGTCAACAATGCGGGTCTTAATTGGCTTCATGCCGCGCATGGCCATGTCTTCGTCTTCAGCCGAGCCCTTCATGGCCGACACGTTGCCGTAGTACAGGTTTAGTGTGGCTTTCTCATGCTCAATATAAAAGTATTCAGCAATACGCACCGTATTCTCGCTTACCCACTGCGAGATAGAGGCATCGCCCACGCCCTGCGACATCATAGATGAAATAGGCTGGGCATCAGGGAACTGGCGCTCGTATTCAGCTTTGGTCAAGTCTTCGGTAATAAAACACCACTGCGCATCCGAGCCGCAAGGGTCTTGGATGGTTGGGTCCATGTACACCGAAAACGAATTGCGAATCCTGCCAATCTTAATGTCTTGGTTAAAGCTATTGTCATCGCAGTACTCAGTAAGCAGACGGATATACCCTTCGCCGTACGCCACTTGGTTCTCACACGCCGTGTCATACGCCACATCCGCATCTGAGATGTACTCTATATGGCGTACAAGCCCGTCAAATACTTCCGCTACTTCAACATCGGCCTTATCGTCCACGTGAATTACTTTCCCGCTTGGTCGGTTTTGGCGTTGGTCGTTGGTAACTTGTCTGACGTGCTGGGGTAGCTTATTGATAGTCAAGCAGGGGCGGGCGTTAATCGTCTGACCTTGCACCGCACCACGGGTGGCCAACACATCGGCTGGCCACTGCCACTGGTTGTCAGGACTTGCCGCATAAAAGCGTAGATCATCCAGTTCATCTTCGCGGCTTTCCGAATATGCTGAAACCGCCATCGTAAAACGGCTCTTGGCGACTGACAGGATGTCTTTATCTTTCATATCGTTCCAATTACGTCCTTGTCTTTCATGACGAGCAAACCATCAAACTCTTGGTCAATCGTGCCACTGTACATGATATGGTCACCGACCGATACCATAAGCGGCCTGTTCGAGCCTTTTTTGCCTGGGCCTACCGCAACTACCGTGCCGGTGCGCGTATCTTCTTCAGGTAAGATAAGTAACCCGCTCTGGACGAACGGGTCTGGTTTGACTGCGATGTTATCGTTTAGTAATCGGATCATTTCTTCTTTGCCGTTTTAGCTGATTGTTTGAAGTCTTTGGCAGTCGGTGCGTTCTTGCTGCCAACTTTGTTCATCTTCTCGCCAGAACCCGCTTTGATACGAGCTTGTTTGGCGTGAATATTTGCGTAGAGTCCAGGTTTAGTAGCCATTTAACATTTCCACCTTTTTAAAGAAGCCTTCGCACGTTCGCCGTTCTCAGCCTTAGCCGCGACCGCACCCATCCTGGCACAAAAGGACGCCTTGCGTCCCGCATCTGCTTTAGTCTTTGGATTTGGAGCGGGCGCCTTCAGATTTGATCCTGTCGCCGCGTTGTATTTCTCACGCCCTTTGGCGGTCAGTCCAGCGCCCTGCTTAACAGATAGTTTTTCGCCGCGCCCAACAGATAATGACACCGACTTTTTAACCATGATTTAAAAATTTTCCATGATATTTGTTTCGAGCTTCTTGTGCCACAAGATCCGCTAATTCTACATCATCAAAATAACCAATGTTATGTCGTTTATTGTTAACGTAAATTTTAACTTCCCATTTTTTACGTTTAGCAACCCAACTTACGTTCTTTAAACCTGAAGTATTGTTTTTGCCTAACTTTCTATTATGTTGATTTTGAGTAGCTGTTGCAGCCCTTAAATTTTCAATTTTATTATTTGATGGATTTCCGTCAATATGATCTATAAATTTAGGAAAATAACCGTGGTGCATCAAAAATATTAACCTATGATTAAGATAACGTTTAGGGGCTATACGTGTTAGACAATATCCGTCTTCTCTTTTATTGCCAGCTTTTTGACCAATTAACATTTTTTTACTAGTTTTTACTTTCCAATACAACGCGCCATCACGGTACTCAAACAATTGTTTTACATAATCTTGCGTTATACTTTCTTTAGTCATTTTGAAACTCCTATTTCATTATGATTAAAAATGCCTTTGAGTTAGTCGCTCTTAGGCATTTTGCTTTTACGCCCCCATCCATGAAGTTGCTACTCCGTTTGCAGAATACCCCCTGCGTATGGTCTTGTCAACAGTCTCACGATGCGCCATCGGATACGCAAACGTCACGCATATCGCATCGGCGGCATCGGGTGAGGCCAAGCCCCTTGATCGCATATCTTTTTTGCTCTCTAAGAAGATCGTGCCCTTGGAGTCCGGCTTCATCATGGGCGAGATAAGGTCACTCTTGAGCAGTCTGTCGGACGGAATAGAGGCAGACTTTAACCAAGTACGCATCTCACCCCACATCTCTGCTCGTTTATTGCCGTACATAAGCTGATTCTTGGAGCGGCTACCAAAATTCACACCCCGAATCTTGTAGCGCTGCTCTTTTAAGCGATCCACAACCCCACCACCCACGCCGCCCTCGTCAATCACGACCATCGCGGGGGCGTATTCCTCAATCGTCTCAATGACATGACCCACCACCGTCATCGTATCGTCGCCCTTGTAGCGTTTGATGGCAATAATGTCGCGCCCTTGCCTGACTGCGATCACTGTCGAGTCCGAACCAAAGCGCGCAGGGTCAACCCCCACAACAATGGGGGCGCTTAGGTCTTTGTAGCGAGCACGACGCATGGCCTCATCCACAATCAATGCGGATATGAACTGATCATCGCCCGCCGACGGGAAGTCACCGTACACTTCGACTGCCGCCTGGGATGAATCCGCACCATACTCATCAATAATCTGTTGGTAGACCGCCTTGTCCGTACCCTCAACCGTGCGCGCGTCCACAATCTTAGTGTTCCAAAAGTCACGCTTGGAATTGTGGCACTCAAAGAAATAACCAGTATTGCGACGCGGGTTTGAGAACGCCAACCAAAAGCGGTTCGGTGTGTTCTCGGTAAAGAAGCCCGCGGTCACCGCCCAGATGGTGTCGTCAATACCGGAGGCCTCATCAAAGATCACCATCACACCGTCGTAGTTGTGCACACCCGCGTACGCATCAGGATTCTCGCTTGACCACAAGCGGCCCTCAACCGACCAGTAGCGCGTACCTTTCTTTAAGTCGCGCTCAACGAGCTCGGTAATCCACTTGGCGGGCATCAGCCTGGTGGCTGAAACCTCGAACCAATGGCTGTTTAAGCTCATAGCTAGCCATTTAGTAATCTCCGCCCAAGTGACTGAGCGTAGCTGCGATTCAGAGTTTGCCGAGATGATGGTGGTAGACCCAATCCGTGTGGAGAGCATCCAGAGCGTCAACCAGCTAACCAACGCCGATTTGCCAATACCTCGACCCGAGCTGGTTGCCATCCTAAACGTGTCAAAGTCAACTTTGCCGCCGTTTTGTTTAATATGCGCGGCCAGATCAGTCAGCACCTCCCGCTGCCATTTGCGTGGGCCGGTAAAGCCCTCTAGAGGCGTGCCTTTCTGATTCCACGGAAAT